GTGCAGATAAAGAATATTCACCATCGTCAAACTTAAATCTGTAACTAAATCTAACAAATCTTTCTTTTAAATAATCTGGATCACCTGGCCAAGCTGAATTATATTCGGGATTTAAAAATTGAAAATATAACACATCACCAGGCGTTAATGCTTGTACAATAGCTTCTTGATTTATTGGTCCTTGTACTTCTATAGTTGTTTTGCTAGTAACAAAGTCAACTTGTACATCAGTGACTGTAACATCTGTTGACTCTACATTTACACCAGTCATTAGATTACCGTCATTTACTCCACCACCAGGAGTAACTGGTTTTATATTGGTGTAACACCCATCAAGCACAATGACTTGAGGAATAGCACCAGGTTCTGATATTGAATCTACTTTAGCAGCTGTATGTATTGGTAAATATTCACTTGTCGTGTCCTGCATACTAGACTTATATACAGGGTTATTAGGATTATATGCGTCACTTAAAAACTCTAATAACAATGGAGGTTCATATGGATAATATTTAGCTACCGATATTTGATCTTCATTAGTATAATATCCAGTAACAGCTAATGTAGTATTTATTTTTCTTGGCTGATTACGATTGTCTGTCCAGAATAATAAATCTTCTAAAAGATTTACACCAGTAATTAAGTGTGTTGTAGAAAAATTAAGAAAATTACCTTCAACTAATATAGAACTAATTTGTGTTTGTGTATTATATCTTAATATATAACAACTAACACCATCTATACTTGTTGCTATATTATCTAATTGATTAGCAGAGCAATCAGTATAATTAGTTACAAATAAATAAATATTATTAGTAGTGTCATCTAATAATTTACCAATACAAACTAAGTTTTCATCTTCTAAACCAAAGTCTGTTAAAAATAAATTACCTAGTACATTTTCTAAAGCACCAACATCTTCTCCTTGCGATCTACTAATCTGCACATTTCTACCATCTCTATATTGACCATTGGGAATAATTCTACCATCCAAGTCTTTATTCATTTTAGACTGGATAAATGTATTTTTAACTTCTGGCATTTAATTAATATTTAATCCATTTAGATTTACCTCTCATAACTTGTACAAACTCGCTTGGTTTTATTTGAGATAATCTTATTTTAGCATTTCTTAATTGAGCTCTTCTGTCTTTTTTAAATCTTTGTACTATAAACTCAGGTACATTTCTTCTAGTTGAAAGTATGCTATATGCTATATGCATATATAAAGCTTCTTCTGCTAGTTTTGGTATTTTAGTATCTTCATCATAAGCTAAACCATCTGATATGTATTCAAATAATATAAGTCTTTCTTTTAAATTACTACTAAATGAAATTTTACCTTCTCTTTTGTCAATGGTAAACCAACCGTTATATTGGCTAACTTCTGGTTCTAAACCATATCTTTGCCCTAATAAAGCAACTTCTCTTCTAGCATAAATACTTTCTCCTATACCTTGAGAAAACAATGGATCTAAAGTAGGTTGGTTATATGGATCAACATTTTCCCATCTTTCTTTTGTTTGAGATGTTCCTTCTAAGTTTTCACCAAAATTATCTTGAACTGGTATACCATATCCTGAACTAGGAAAATTAAAGCCAAAAGGAGAATTATCTATATTAGTGTCTTGTATAGGCATCTCTGTTGGATTACTGGTAAGAGTAGTAGGATATATAATATGTTTTATACCTTGACTATCTATCCAAGAAAAGTTAACATAATTAACATAATCTTGAGGTAATATTACAGATAAACTAGGTGGTATTGTAAGTTCTTGTGATTTAACACTTCTTAATGTATCGTATGAAAATTCTTGTAAACCTCTTTTAGCATAAAATACTACATCACTTCTTTTAACTTTAGGTATCAACTTGTCTGGACCTACGTAACCTATCATAAAGTTATTTACTAAATCAAATATAGATACATATTGATAATCCCCGTAGTTTGGCGCTCCATCTACTAAATCTGACTTTAATCTTACTCTAACATAATAACCATCAGTAATAGCATCAGGTTCATTAAATGTTAAAACACTATATGGTGTTATATTAGAAAATCTAGATATAGTATATCCACCACCTGTTCCACCTGGACCGGCTGGTGAACCTGCACCACCTGTTCCATCCCATAGTTCATAAGGATGTAAACCGTCAGGGCTTACTTCAACTATAAAATTATTTAAATGATACTCATAATCTGTTGGATTCCAAGATGCAGCGCTGGCAAGTGTTAATACTTCGTCAAAAGTATACACCATGTTATCCATAGCTCCTGAAGTATAACTTACTATATTGTTCTGTGTTCCAACATAGTATTGTTCATTTGTTTCGTTTATTAAACCACCATTAGGAGAATTAGCCATGCTTTATGATTTTTGATTTATTTCCGTAGCTTGTGCTTGTTGCGCAGCGGCTTGTACTATTTGAGGATCTCTTATAACTACACCAGCATACATTAATATTTTTATAATAACTTCTGTTTGTTCTGTAGCATCTATTTCAAAATCAACAGATCCACTCGCTGGATATATTGGAGCAGGTACACCACTAGGTGAACCGTCCCAAATGTACTGTCCTTGACTACCTATGCCATAAGCCCACACAACGTCTTTAGGTTTTCTAACGTAAGACAAGCTTACATCTTTAGTTATTTTATCTGGATATACATACACTCTAATACAGTCATTACATAAAACTGTTGAGGTAATAGGATCAAGAGGACTTACATTTCCTTCTTGTATATACATAGGGTAATTTGTAGTTGGTCTAGTTAATTTAGACATATATAAATGTAGATATTCTCCCCTATTAGTTTGTTGGCAAGCTTGTTCTCCTTTATACATTATTGTACCTACGCGATGAACATCACTAGGTAAGTAAAAATAAGGATTAGTTAGTGGTCCAGAAGGATCTTCATCATAGTAGCTTGCGTCTGCATAAGTTTTAAATATAGATATTTTTTCTTCTATATTATCTACTCTATCAGCATATTCATCTTGAAAACCTGGATTTCTTAATTGTTGATTTAAGTCTTCAAAATACTGCTCAAATATTTCTAGTTGTACTTGAGTTGCTATTTTGTTAAATTCGTTTGGCGTGATATAACCTCTTTGCTCTTTGTTAAGGATTAATAATACAGTTTGGTATACTGTGTTTACGTTTATAGCCATATATATACATTTAAAAAGAGGCCGGCAATTCCGACCCCTTAATGATTATAATCACTTGTTATTTTAGTTTTTTATCTATAGATTTGTAAACTTCTACACCTTCATCAGTTTTAAACCATGCAGCCATAGCTGAATATGGATTTTCATCAAAAGGAACTGTCATCAGTTTTTTACCATTACTACCCCAAGCGAAGGTTCTTTGATCACCAGATAGTTTTATAATATTAGCTTCAGTAGCTTTAATAGCGAAGTTTCTAAGCTCGACATTTTCATCATTAACTAATTCTAAGAACAATACAGGATTTTTCTTAGCAAATATTAATAAATCTCTTTTAATCTCCTTAGAACTCATCTCTGAAACACTAGAACCCATCTCAACCCTAAGTATAGCTTCCATATGATCTATTTCTAAATCTTTAGCTATATTTAAAGCTTCAATTTCATTTTCTATTTCTGATAACTCATCTTCTGCTATTTCAACTACATCTAATTCTCTATATCTTTTATTTCTATCTGGATGATAAAGTGATAATAGTTTTTGCAATGATTGTTTTTCTTTTGGTACAAATAATGTACCATTTTCAAACACAATATGTTCTAATGTAGCTAAACCAGTTTGTTCATCAACAAATGGACTCGCCATATTAGTTGCATATCTTAATTCTCTTTGATGTCCTTTATCATTGTCAAAATACATTAACGGAAAACGTCTCGTATGTTTTGATCTTAAAGTATATGTCAAAGGTGAATAATCATTTGTAAGGTAATAGTTTCTATCTTTTACCTCCCATGTTGTTTTTTCTTTCATAATATAATATAATATAATTGTTTATTTATTTTTATTTTCCACCCGGTGGGTTAAGAATTTGCTCCCATTGATCCTCTATTCTACTTGATTGCTCATCACTACACTCATTAGTAGCACCATCTAAAAATTTTTCAATTGATGCAACAGATGTTGCTGTAGTGGCTTGTGCATTATAAAAACTAATGTTAGATCCACTCATCCAAGCTCTTACATCTCCATAAGCTCCTGTATATAAATAACTATTTATTGTACGATCTCCTTTGTCATGTCTTCCAGCTGGCTGTGTAGATCCTTCTGGCCAACCTGGAGGTCCACTAAATCCCAATGTATATTTATAATCATGACCTAATGTACCACTAGGATCAAACTGAACATTAAAGTCTACTTCCCAATCATCTTGTTTATTTATTATTAAACTATTTAAATTGGCAAGAGCTTTTTTAGCTCCATCAATAAATAATTGATTAGTAATTTGAGCCCCTGACCAATCGGTTTTGTTAGAATTTTGTTGTATAGTTCTAACTCCTGCTGTTATTTGCCCGTTTGATTCTAATAAATCTTGAGATTTGTCCCATTCTTCTTGAAAACCTGCTTGTTGATTTTTTAAATAACAAACTGCTAATCCCCAATAACGTCCATCTTCCATCTCACCCCAACAACCAAAAGCTTCTTGAAGATTAACTGCTGGACCATCAGGTATTTGTAAAGATTTAATATTTTCAGGTACTGCAATAGTTATCGTTCTATTGCTTGCAGAATAATCTGAGGCTGCATCTTGTGGATTGTAAATGTAATTATTGGCTAATTTTATATTTATTTTTCCCATAATTTATGTTTTAAAAAGCCCCTAATTAAAGGGGCTTATTATATTTTATATTTATTTATGCAGGACCTGATGTTACAGTCACGTTTGCAAATAAATATTGGTGTTTCTTAGAAATAGGACCAGCTATATCTACAATCTTAAGTAATTCAGATTGATACACTGCGTTTCCACAAGCCTCACAACAAGGTGTGTTTGCACCACCTATACCAGGTTGTCCTGGAGTTAAAGATGGACAGTTACAACCTTGACCAGTGAAAGTATCACCATTTTCTGTTGTATCAGTACACTCTGCAATTGTATCATTCCTCAAAGTTTCAGCGATAGCTGCTTGACTATCAATCTGATCCAAAAGCTTTTTCATAGTATCAATACTATCAACATTATCAGCTATTGCAGTTATTTCACTGTATACTATTTCATCACTAGAAGAACTACCTAAAGCACTTTGTATAGCACTTGTAGCAGTCTTAACTGCGTCATATTCTCGATATGAAAAAGTACTAGTTCCTAAATTAGGATACCCATATTCAATAGGTAATTTACTGATAGCAACATAAGCCGCGTCACTTGAATATACCCATACTGAATCCTGTGGCTGTGTACGAAATCTTTCAATTGTAACAACTGTATTACCTAGTGCTGGATCTATAGGCGTCAAAGTAATTCTTGACTCAGACGCAAAAGTTTCAAGACTAGCACTTGAAAAACCACTTAAATCTATAAAATCAGATGTACCATCTACTTTGTTTATTCTTAATGCTCCCATAATTTAAAATTTTAAAAGGTTAATAAATTATGCTACGAACAATACGAAGTTATTAGCAGCTTGTACACATAGACATCTTTCAGATAAGTAATGAACTTCCATAGCATCTAAAGATGATGTATAAGCACCACCTACAGAACCAGTAATCCATGACTTCATTCTTCTGTCGTCAGTCTCAGAAGCTCTATATCTTACATGTAAGAAAGGACGTCTGATATTAGATCCTAACATTTGATCATATACTGTAGATGTTCCAGCAGGTATTAACACACCTTTAATGTCATCTACTAATCCTCTTGTTGTAGCATCGTTTAGATATTTCCAATCAGTTTTATAGAAGTCATAAGAACCTCTTCTGAAACCAGAGAAACCAAAGTTAAGTGCCATTTCAGCTTCGTTGTCAAATAGACCATAAGAAGCAGCGCTTGTGTTGTTATAACCACCACCAGCTTGAGCAGCAATCATGTCATCAAAATCAAGAGCAGTAGCTCTGTCTAAGAATAACATGTTTTCCTCAATAGCTCCTTGTAAATCTAACTGAGCAAGAATCTGATCAAAATCACCTAATGCACCAGCACCTGGGTTAGCAGCACCAGAAAAACCAGCATATACATTACCTCTTTCTTCTAATGCAGAGAATAAACCTTGAGTACCAGAACCAGATGAAGCAAGACCATTAGTAGCAACACCAGATCCAGCCAGCGCAAGCTCACCTTCAACCATTGACATTTCTAAATAATCTTCATATCTTAATCTAGTTTCAGACTCAGCTTTCATATACCATAAGAATCCAGATGTTCCGTCTTCAGTAGCAACTTCAACCCAACCAATTTGAGCAGTGTCAGAACCATTAACTAAATACTTGTCTTTGATAATGATTGGTCTGTTGGAGAACTGAGTGAAAGAAGGAGTAACTGATCCATCCATTCCTAAAGTTCCTTTTGCAAAATCAGAACCGTAAACAAACATTTTTAAGTTTACTGAGTTAAGAGCTCCAAAGTTTGGTGCAGTATAACATACAGCATCAAAAGTAAATACACCTGGGTTACCTGGGTTAGGAGCAGATATAATTAAACCTTTTAATGTTAATCCAGAAGCTGGATCAAAAACAACAAAAGTTTGATTAACTCTAACTACAACTTCGTTACCAGCAGGAACGTTAACTGTAAATGTAGCTTGGTTAGCAGCATCTACTTTACTTACGTTCTCATATCCAATATGTAATCTATTTTGTTCAGACCAAATAACTTGATCAGAAGTCATAGGCATTTCAGCGCCTACCATTCTTAAAAATCCAGATAACGTTCTGTTACCGAATCTTTCTACCTCTTGCTCATAAAGCTCAGGTAGGTATTGTTGTGCAAAGCTAGCAAAATCCGCTGCACCTGGATCATTCCACTGTAAATAGTTAGTCGATAAAATCGATTGATCCTGTGTAGGAGTAATACCAGCATTTTGTACTGTAAAATTTCCTAAAGGCATAATTTTAAGTTTTTATTTTTTATTTATTTTTAGTTTTGAACTATTCATACCACTAACAGCTTTCAACTTAAATCCATTTAAATATAAATCTTCAGGAGCTTTTGTTCTCACTTCTTTATTTATATTTTTAGAATTAGCTACAATATTTTTAGTTGCATCAGCTTTGCCTTGCTCGTAAAAATGTTGTGCTATAGTATCAGCATTATTAGCAGCATACATAGCTTTATGATAGCCTTCTACATCTACCACTTCGCCTTTTTCGTTTAAGAACTTCTTAACTACATTTGAAATGTCCGATTGAGATTCACCAACTGAACTAGCGTTATTAACACTATATCTAAATCTTTTATCACCTAAATTAAATTCAAAACCTTTGAACTCTTCAGAAAAAAGTTTATTAGTTTTAGTTTTAAACTGTTCGTGTTGTTGTTTTGCTATCTCTTGTTGCTGTTTAAATTTATTAAAAAACTCATTAGCTTTTGTCATTTCGTTATTTACCGTAGGTCTCGACTTGATTTCCTCATAGTATTTAACTTTTAAATCTTCTAAAAAGTTTTTAGCTTTAGCAACCTCTTCTTTTTTAGCGAGTTTTTTTCGACGTACTTCTCGCTCTTCGTCGTAATCTTCATCCACTTTAAATTGCTCTTCCATTATAAAATTAATTTCTTCAGCATCTAAATGTGGTTTAGTATTTTTATAATATTCTTTTAATAAAGTATCTTCATCAACATTAGAATAATCAGCGTTTAATCTAATGTAATCTGACATTGTTCCACCTGTTTCCTCCATGAATGAAACTAATTTATCTATACCTTCTGGCAACTGTCTTTTAGCTTCTTCTACAACAGGTTCTTCAGTTTTTATTTCTTCTGCTGGAACTTCAGATATTACTACTGATTGTTCTTCTTCTGTAGGTTTTACTTCTTCGGCATTCCGTATTTCTTCAACCACTTCCGCGCTACCTGTCTCGTCTTTCTTTTCTTCGACAGCAACATCGCTATCGCTTGTTTCTTGTGCTTGAACGGCATCTTCTTCTTTTGTTTTATTTAAATCTAATTTTACAGGCTCTTTTTGACTAGTTAATTTTCTTGGCCTTCCAGGTTTCTTTTTTATTTTAAAATCACCTTCTTGTTTTATTTCTTCTTTTGTTTCTTCCATGATATGATATTATATAATTACATTCCCATTTGTTGGGATAGGTTAGGACCACTTACCTCCTCTCTAAAGTCAGTGGGTAAAAGTCCTTCTTGTCTTTGTTGAATTAATTTACTTTGTTGAGTAGCCTCTAATTTTGTTCTTTGATCTTTTCTATCTTCGATCATTTGTTCCCTGTCCAAATCTTTCTTAACATTTACTTGAGCTAACTGCATGTCAAAGTTAAACTTTTGTTCAGCTAATGCTAACTTGTTTTGTAAATCCATTTGCATGCGTTGTATTTCAAAATCAGATTTACCTTTTTCTAATTGAAGTTCTGTTTGAGCCATAGCTTCTTTCTTTTGTACTTCATACATAGCAGCTTTTTCTGCTGACTCAGCATTTGCTTGGGCTTGAGCTTGAATCATTTGTTGTTGCTGCTGTTGATCTTGTTTAGCTTTTTGCTTTCTTTTGAGTTTTAACAATTGATTAGCTAATCTAAGATTATGTACGTTTCTAATATCTATAGCATCTTCTAAATTTATCTGACCAGCTTTTAAAGCTATTTGTATATTTTGTTCTAACACTTGTTTTTCCTCTTCATCAGGTTCAAGTTCTAAGAATATACCAAAGTCGTATAAATGTAATTCTTTTGTTTCTTGTAATGTAGCGACATTATACAAACTAATACTATTAACCAACGCTTCGTTTGTTAGTTGATATTCTAATGAATCAGCAATACGAAGAGATATGTTTTCACAAGCTCTAAGAGTTAAATATAATCCAGCATCTAATATGTGCCTAGTAGCTACATTTGATTGCGCTACAGCTAACTTCTGTAAACCTAGCAACGCATCCTTGTCAGGTGAACTACCATCTCTAGCTTCGTTAAGCCCGGTCACATCTCTTATCATCTGTAAATAATACTGATAAGTTTGTATTAACGATTGTATTTTAGCTTGGCTTGCTGATGTTTGTAATTCTTGTATAGGTATTTTACCTGGATTCATATCTCCATCCTGCGTCATAGATCTACCTACAATACTACCAGTTTGGAAATACATGTTTAAAGCTTCTTTAGGATTATAGTTTGTTCCATTACCAAGATCAACTTCTGCTAAACCATCTACATCTAAATACACACCGTCAGGAACCATCCTTGCTAAAACTTGTTGTAGTTTTAATGATGTTAACTGTATCATATCTGCAAAAGTTATCATCCTTTCAACTAAAGAAGTTATCCTACCTTTGTATAATTCTGGTGCACAAATAACATAATTCATATTTACCTTTGTCAAATTAGATTTAGGCCTTGTCATGTTTTCAGCAATTTTCCAATCAAGCATAATTGGATGCCCTAATATTTTAGCACCATGATATAATACTTCTATTGATCTTGACACTCTATCAAAGTTGTCATTTGTAGGAGGATTAAATGTATCAGGTTTTTCTAATGCTTTTTCTAAACCAGTAGTAGTTTTCTTTATTTTAAATACTTGATCAGCATATGTCTTATATTCAAAATATAATACTTGTACAGTATCATCGTCTCTATTACCTCTATAGTTTCTTCTATAATTAGTATTACCAGGAAACTTTTGTATCATTTCCAGTTCTTCATCAGTCAAGTTTGGAAACTGCTTTTTTAATTCTGGTAAACTTATATTTTTAACTTCACCAACATAATAAATGTCTTCAAAATTTGGATCATCAGTATATGAATATACTATATTAGCAGGATCAACATATTCAACTGTTACACCATTAGCTTTGTTCCAGTTTGTTTTAACACACCCAATACCTAACTCAACAAGATCTTTGTATAATCTTCTTTTAGTTAATTCATATTTGTTTCTATCTAATGTGTTATTTATAACTTCTTCTTCTGCTATTTCTATAGATTGTTTATAATCTAATTGTAAGTGTATTTCTAATTCTTCTTCGTTTTCTGGAACGTTTTCTTGGTTTTCAACTTTTGAAATATCAATACCAAGTTGAGCTTTGACATTGTTTATAAAATCTCTTGTAACAATATTTTTATGAAGCTTAGTAGCATAATCAGTTCTTTTCTTTTGAGAAGCAGGATCTTGAGCAAATGCTTTTATTTCATATATTTTCTCAGACATACCATTAACAACTATATCTACAAACTTAGGTATTACAGCTACAGGTGTCCAGTCTAAATTAAGATAAGATAAATCACCATTTATAGATAGTTCATCTTTGTATTTTTGTATTGATTGTTCAGCTCTTCCGTATAATCTTCTTCTATGATATATATTATAATTATTAGTATATCTAGCTCCACCAACTCCAGCGGCCCACCACTCTCCTTCTATTGCTCTACCTACGGCTAACCCGTAGTCCAATGACATTTTTTCTTCTTGAGATACTACTTGATCAGGAAAAGAACTTTGTGAATTAGTATAAATCATTTATTATATTATTTTTGAAATAACACCGTTATTATCATATCTTTTAAATCCTAAGTCTAATGTTTTTAATTCTCTTTTCATATTTGGTTTGTATTTGTTTTTATTACAAGCCATTATAGCTAAACCAGAACTAATAGATGCATCATGCTTAGTTCTATTATTTATATTAAATTGTGCCCAATCTTCTAAAGTTTTTTGATGATACATATCACCATAACCATTTTCCATTAATCCAACATAGTTTTCTATATAAGCTTCTATAGCTGCAGCGTGAACTTGTTTAATATCTTCACTAGAGTTTGGTATACCACCTATTTCTTTTTCTGCAGTAGATAACTTATTCCATATTTTGTCAGGTCTATTTATACTGAATTGTCTATACCCTCTTCTTTTTAAATAGTACAATAATCTAGGTTTATTGTTTTCAGCCAGTATAGGCATACCATAAAACACCATTGCCATAAGCACGTCTTCAAAAAATATTTCAGCTGTTTGTGGTCTAGCTATATATTCTAAAAAGAAATGATTAGGTGGAGCATCTTCCATAGAAAACTTTGTTAATCCATGTAGCGCTCCTTTAGAACCGCGACCATCAACAGTACCACTAATATCGTAAGAGTCACAACCAAATGCGCCAATGTGTTCGTTACCAGGATATTTAACTCCATTTTTTAGTATTACATTATTTTGTAAATTATTAGGTGGAACCCAAGAAATATTAAATCTACCATCTTTATTTGGTACAAATATTACTTTAGTATCTTTAACACCGTTGAACCATTGAAACGAACCAGTTGTTATAGTAGCAGAATTTTTTAATTCATCATTAAAATCTATTTGCTCGTATATTTTAGTTAAGTTAAATAAACTATTTTTTGTTTCATCTCTAAACGCATGTTGCTCTGTACGTGGAAACTGTCTATAATATTCATTTAAACTATCAGCATCATGTTTTAAACCATCTACTTCGTTTTCCCAGTGTTCGATGACTCCGATGTCAACTGGCGTATTGTCAATGCTGAGGATCGGATCTTTTGGCGTTGTGAATATAGGAAGTCCATAAGAATCCATGAATCCTTCGTAGTTCCACTCCATAGGTATGAACAAAGAGTAGAGTCCAGAAGATGTTTGTCCATTTCTATTTCTTTTTGTAACGTCTGAATTGTAGTAAAGTTTTTTGAAGTTTTCTCCACCTTTATCTAAAGCATTTGATGTTGAGCCCATCATACATTTTCCTACAACTCTTGACCCTAGCCTTAATGTAGTTTTTGTAACTCTCCAGTTGTTTAATATATTATCAGGTCTTTCCCATTTACCACTTTCATCATGAGCTAATAGCTTTAGCTTTTCACCATCATAAGAGTTATCACCTGTATTTTTCCAGTCAATAGTTGTATCAAGACCATCTAGTTCCCTAAGCTGTTCATTC